TGCAAACGGTCGATGTTGCCGTTCGTCATGCTGTCAGCTTTGCTGTCAACAACGACGGTGCGTAAGCATTAGAGTGATGGAGAGGGGCTTCGGCCTCTCTCCTGACCTTTTCTATTAAGGGTGGAAAAATGTATTATCTTATTCTGAAAAACACAGTTGTAGCCGGTCAGCGCGTTCAAGCGGGTGACGTTATTGAAATCGCAGCAGACGAAGCGGCATCACTGTTGGCAATGGGTCGTGTAGAGCAAACAGAAGCTCCGCAACCCAAGAAAACTAAATCAACCAAGAAGACCACTAATCGGGCTGTGACCGATTTTGACACTCCCGAAGCGGAGTAGTGAATGGCCGTCGAGACTGCCACAGAACTGGAAATCTTTTTCAGCGCAGATGACTTCGGCGTAACGGCAACCTATACGCCGCTTGGTGGTTCTTCGTCTTCTGTTAAAGGTATCTATGACCACGAGTTCTATGAGGCAGAAGCTGGCGGAACTGTCGGTGTCGCTATAGAACAGCCCATATTCACTTGCAGGACATCTGACGTGGTTAATGCCGCTGAAGGTGACGCATTGGTAATCAACAGCGTTAATTATACCATTCGTGTTGTCCGTGATGACGGAACCGGCGTGACTGTTCTGGCGCTTGAGGAAGACTAATGGCACACGTCCGCAAGAGTATCCGCGACAACATCGCAACGACACTGACCGGTCTTACCACGACCGGCAGTAACGTATATGTTACCCGGCTATTTCCACTGGCGGCTGCAAAGCTGCCGGGCTTGTGCGTTTATACGCGCAACGAAACTATCCGTAACTCGACTATCCAACCGCCGAGGACACAAGTTCGTAATCTTGAGGTTATTGTCGAGGCGTATGTTCGTGGCACCGGGTCAGTTGATGACACGATCGACACGATTTCCGTTGAGGTAGAAGAAGCCCTTGCCACAGACCTAACTCGTGGCGGAAACGCCAAGGACACAACGGTCGCAAGCTTTGAGGTTGATTACGACGGAGAGGGCGAGCAATCAATAGGTGTGGCGCGCTTCACTATCGCCGTTGATTATGCTACTTTAGAGAACGATATTGAAACTGCCGTTTAGGGTGATAATATGGCAAAGCGAATTACAGTTTACAAAGGCTCTGATACGATGGAAGTCTGGGAAGACAAAGTCGAGAGCCTTGTGAAGAAGGGTTGGTCAACTGAGAAGGCCAAGCCTAAAAAAGCCGAGGTGAAGGCAAAAACACCAAAACCTGAAGCAACCGAAACCAATGAGGCATAGTTATGGCAACACATACAGGTAGCGAAGGAACGGTAAAAATTGGCTCAGACACCTTGGGCGAAATCCGTTCTTACACAATCGAAAGCACGGGCGAGACGATTGAAGATAGCTCAATGGGCGACGCCGCTCGCACATATAAAGCTGGTCTGACGACGTTCACGGCATCTTTCGAAGTCTATTTTGACGAAACAGATACTGCACAAAACGCGGTTGACGCTGGTTCATCTGTCACTTTTTCTGTCTATCCAGAAGGTGCAGACTCTGGCGACACCTATTACACAGGCTCCGGCATTGTGACCGGTCGTTCAATCACCGCAACTTTTGACGGTATGGTTGAAATGTCTTTGAGCGTACAAGGCTCTGGCGTACTGACCGAAACAACCGTTTAACATATAAAAGACAAGGGGTGGCACTATGTCTAAATTAAGCGAGCGTATTCGCGCCAACAGAGACGGGCGCGAACGTCAAAGTATAGAAGTAGAGGAGTGGGGCGAAGACGGCACTCCTCTACAACTATATTTCGGCCCAGTAACCGGTCGTGATATAGACCGGGTTCAACGGAAGCATAATGACTTCCTGACGAACCCAACTATGGCTTCAATGGTTGATATGATTATCATCAAAGCCGAGGATACTGAAGGTGAGAAGCTGTTCACCATCGAGGACAAACAGGTTCTTTTGGGAGAGCCAATTTCCACTATTGGTAATGTCTTCGGTGCTGTCTTTAATGCTACAAGCATTGAGGAACAGGAAAAAAACTGAGAGGCGACCCGTTCAGGCTTAATCTGATTGCTTTGGCTGAGAAGTTAGGTAAGACGATAGACGAGATTGAACAAATAACATTAAGCGAATATAATGAATGGGTCGCTTATTATGCAATCTTGAAGGACGCGGACAATGGCTGATATAAATATTATTGTTGCCGCCCAGACGGAAGACGCCAGGCGTCAGTTAGCTCAACTTCAACAGCAAGTAAAAAACACGTCTAATCAATTCGGTAAAGCCAAGGGCGTACACAATCAGTACGGAAAGCAAGTAGACAAAAATACTCGTGGCCTTTCGACTTTTGCGAAGTCCGGCTTGCAGCAGACCGGTTATCAAGTCGGTGACCTTATTGTACAGCTTGAGGGCGGCACTAGCTTTTTACGAGCTTTTGGTCAGCAAGGTTCGCAGCTTCTAGGCATTTTTGGGCCGTTTGGTGCCATTGCTGGTGCGGCGGTCGCTGCTGTTGCTGCTCTTTCGGGTGTATTTCTTTCCGCTAGGGAGAGCACCAAAAGCTTCTCTGAAGAACTAGGTGATTTAAACACACTTATCACCACAGCCAATGGCATTACAGGCACAGCCTCCGAGCGTTATGAGAGGCTTCGCAAGAAGTATGGGACAGTCACCGAGACGGTCAAGAAGTTGGCTAATGCAGAGGTGGCGTTGGTCAAAATACGACTTGAAAAAGCGTTCCTTAAAACGCGAGATGCCCTGACCAAGATGGGCGACAGGTTCGTCCAAACAAACAGGGAAATTGATGAATTAAAATCGGGCGCGATTGGCTTCAACACGCAATCTGTAACTCTGGCAAACGACATTGTTCGTCTGTCTAACGAATTTGGCATAATGCCAGAGGCGGTCAAAAAACTGGGCGTTGCGTTTAAGGAGTTCGGTGAACTGGAAAATGCCTCAGACGCATCTAAGAAGGCTGCTGAAATACTTCAACTCCTGAAGGGCAGCGAGACAGAGGCCGCTAGGTTGAGTGTTCTGAAACTGAAGGAAGCCCTCGTTGAGATGGGTCTATCAACAGCAGAGCTTGAGCGCATCTTGGAGGTTATGAATGAAAATGGTGGGGTGATAGCGGCAACTACCATCGCCACCAATCGTCTCGGTGAAGCTTTCGGCGCATCAGTTAAAGAAGCAGATGCTCTTGGCCAGTCTATTTCTGGCAGCATTGGTGCCGGGTTCAAAGATATTATCAAGGGAACTTCGAGCGTAGAAGATGCGTTCAGAAAGATGGCCGCTAATATTATTGATCAATTAATCGACGTATTGGTCATTCAGCGTTTGGTCGGGAATGTCGCTGGGGCAGACGGTACTGGAGGCACGGGCATCGCTGGCTTCTTTACTAACAAGCGCGCAATAGGTGGCCCGGTAACAACCGGCCAAACATATTTGGTTGGCGAAAAAGGGCCGGAACTCTTCACGGCCGGTTCCAACGGACGCATCATACCCAACAACCAAATGCAAGGTGGCGGAACAACTGTCGTGCAGAACATCAATATTTCCACTGGGGTATCTCAGACTGTCCGCGCTGAGATTGCACAACTTATGCCGCAAATCGCCAACTCAGCCAAAGCTGCCGTGCTGGATGCGAAGCAGCGTGGCGGCACATTTAGCAAGGCTTTCTGATGGCATATTCTTATCCACTAACACTGCCGACAGTCACTGGCATCCGCTCCATCAATCTGCGAGCGCGTAATGTCGTTGGCATATCTCAATCGCCATTCACGCTAAAGCAACAGGTTATTTCCCACTCAGGTCAACAATGGGAAGCAGAGATTGCGTTGCCGCCAATGACCCGCGCCGAAGGCGAAGAATGGGTATCGTTTCTGGTTAAGCTAAAAGGTCAGCAAGGAACATTCCTGCTAGGCGACCCATCAGGCGCAACGCCACGCGGCAGCGCAGCGTCTACTCCCGGCACACCATTAGTCAATGGAGCAAGTCAGACGGGCGGCAGTCTGACCATCGATGGCGCGCCAGCTAGTGCGTCTGGCTATCTAAAAGCTGGCGACTATATCCAGCTTGGCACATCATCGTCAGCAACGCTGCATAAGGTGTTAAATGATGTGACGACTAATGCATCAGGTGAAGCCGGTATAGACATCTATCCATCTATCCGCACAGCACCAGCCGATGATGCGGCGGTTACAGTCAGCAACGCAAAGGGCATATTCCGTCTTGCCAGCAATGAGACAAATTGGTCAATCAATGAAGTGACGCATTTTGGCATTACCTTTGCCGCAGTTGAGGCCATAACGTGAGCCGCGATTTACCAACAGCACTTGCCACAGAATTATTGGCGGCAGAGATTACGCCGTTTTTTGCTGTGGAATTATTCTTTCAGACATCTACATTGCGTTTTTGGTCTGGCTTGGGTGAGCAGTCTATTGATGGTGATACCTATGTTGGCAGTGGTAATATGCTCGCCATATCGACTATTGATGAGACATCTGAAGTTGCAGCCAAAGGCGCGACACTTACGCTGTCTGGCATACCTAGCGAACTTATCAGCCTTGCACTGTCTGAGCCGTATCAGGGTCGCAAGTGCAAGATTTACTTTGGCGCACAGAACGCCAACGGCGAGTTTCTGTTGCAGGAAAATGGGTCTTTGTTGCTCAATGAGGACGGGTCTGCATTTTCCATCGCAGGTGACACAGAAAGCGTAATGGCTGAGATATTCACTGGCTATATTGACCAGATGAACATTGACGAAGGCGCAGAGACATCGACCATTGCTGTCGGCGTTGAAAGCCGATTGATTGACTTGCAGCGTCCGCGTGTGCGCCGCTATACACACGAAAGCCAAAAATCGCGCTTTCCAAATGATTTGGGCTTCCAGTTTGTCAACGACTTGCAGGACAAGAAGTTTGCTTGGGGGCGGTGATGCGCCTAGCAGAATGGTCACATAACTTAGACGATTTGATTGACAGTCTGCGCGACAAGCCGTTTGCGTGGGGTGAAAATGATTGTCTGAACTTTGCTAATCAAGCGCATCTGGCTATGACCGGCAAGCCACTAGCATCGGATTGGTCGGGTAATTATAAGACAGCCTTTGGTGCAAAGCGGCATTATCTAAAGCTGCTAAAGACGCAAGGCTTTACCAGCATTGAGCAAGCCCTAGACAAAAGGCTGACACGAATACACGTTAAGCTGCCGCCGCGTGGTTCACTGGTCGGTCGTCCGGCAGACAATCAAGTTACACAGATTGCGCTTGGTGTTTGTATTGGTGACAAGGTAGCGTTTATTTCTGACGAAGGTGTGGTATTCTTACCCACACAGGCTGACGATATTTTCTGGGCGATTTGATATGTGGCACGTTTTACTTTTTTTACTATTCCTGCCGACTGCCGCAGAAGCTGGGGCGGTTAGTGTGGCTGTGGCATTGCTGTCGTCCAGCGTTGCTGTGGCGACAGGGGCTATCGCCGCAACGGCATTTTGGTCGCATTTTGCTGTAACATTCGCACTTTCCACCGCAGCCAAACTTCTTTCGCCAGATGTCAAGGACGTAAACGCTGGCAACAATTTGACTGGCTATGACGTAGCTGGCCTGTCACCAGCAGCCGACCACGCCATTGTCTATGGCAAGACTAAGGTCGGCGGCGCGATTGTTTACAAGGAAACAACGAACAGCAATAAAGATTTGCACATTCTAGTGGCACTGGCTGGTCACGAGATTGAAAGCGTTGAAGAAGTATATCTGAACGACGAGCAGTTGACGTTTGCATCAGGTCTGACAACGACATTGCAAACATCAACCGCGCCAGATAAGTATGACAACAAAGTCTATTGCGCGGCGTTTCTTGGCGCAGATGACCAAGCAGCAGCCAGCGAACTGGTCACAGTGTCAAGCGGTCTATGGACAAACGACCATCGCTTGCAGGGCGTTGCCTATCTCTACATTCGCCTAGAGTTTGACCAAGAAGCGTTCCCGCAAGGTGAGCCACAAATCTCTGCCGTGATTAAAGGCAAGAAGGTTTATAACCCGAATACGGAAACGACAGCTTGGTCAGCAAACGCAGCCCTGTGCTTGCGTGACTATCTGACATCTGGCTATGGCATCAACGCGGACAGCGATGAGGTTGACGATACATCTTTCATTACAGCAATGAATGTCTGCGATGAAGACGTAACACTGGCGGCTGGCGGCACAGAGAACCGCTATGAGGTCAATGGTTCATTTACGACAGGCACGCAGCCAGACAAGATTATTGAAAGCATAACCAAATCAATGGCTGGTTCGGTCTGGTATGCACAAGGCAAGTTTCGCGTCAAAGCTGGCGCATATACAACGCCAATCTATACATTCGATGAAGATGACTTGCGTGGCAATCTACAGATACAGACACGCCGCAGTCGCCAGCAGAACTTCAACATCGTCAACGGAAAGTTCGCTGGCGAAGAAAGCAACTGGATGCAGACCGATTATCCAGAGGTTCGCCTGAGTGCTACGACAATCACAAACATTGATGGCGGTGAAGAAATTAAGACTAGCTTGGATTTGCCATTTACATCGACCAGCACAATGGCACAGCGTATTGCTAAAATCTTGCTGTTCCGCAATCGTGAACAGATTGTGGTCAACGCCACGATGGGGCTTCGCGCAATGCAGGTTCAAGTTGGCGACATTATCAAGCTGACGAATACACGCGCCGGGTGGACGGAGAAAACATTTGAGGTATTGGCTTGGCAGTTTGCACCGACAGGCGACACGATGCTTGAGGTCAATCTGACGCTAGGCGAAATCAGTTCGGCTGTTTATGACTGGTCTGCCGAAGAAACCGCATTTGAAACTAATAACACATCTTTGGCTGATGCGTTTATTGCGCCGCCAGTGAGTGTAAATGTCGTAACCGAAGCGCGTGTGATTAACGAAGGCGTGTTCACCGTATTGGGCGTGACCATTGATTCGGCCTCACCAGAGCGCATTGATTTTGTTGAGGTTGAGTTCAAGAAATCAACTGACAGCACAT